CCTTAGCTATAGCAGCAGCCATAGCAATAGCAATAAACGACTTACCTGACTTTGGAGCACCAAATACAGACATCACAGAACCACGCTCTACGATCTTTTCAATTAACCAGTCTGGTCTATCTACTTGATCCATGACTTGATCTGCTCTCTCAAAAAATAAAGCTCCAGCAGGTCTGTGCATTGGTTTTGCTAGAATTTGCTCTACAAGCTCCTCAGAGCTCTCATATAAACCTTTTTCTAATGCTTCGTGTAGGTCATCCTTCTCACCAAGATCTTCATGTGGTTGAGCTATATGTGTCCTACAGCCATTTTTAGCTAAATACTTAGATATAGAACTAGCAAAATCAAAACCAACAGCATCGTTATCTGGGTAAATATAAACTTCCCTTCCATAGATCTTAGACCAATCGGTCTTATCCCATCCTTTAGCACCGCCATGATGACAAGCTACCTGTCCTTTGTAGATTTGCTCTGCTGCCATTGCAGCCTTCTCTCCTTCTACTATTAAGACAGGTAGTGTCGTATCTCTATCTGGTGTTACATAGAGAGGGAGCTTCCCTTCTGGTCTTTTCTTAAACCAGCTACCTTCTTGGAAGGAATAAGGAATATATTTTTGGTAGCTATGCTTATGACCATCAGGGAAGCGTAAAACAATAAAATTTTCTGCGTATTTGATCTTAACGCTTGCTTGTTTCCAGAGCTCTCTTAGCTCTTCTGTAGAAAGCGATGCAGCAGACCGACTTTGAGGGGTAAATATAGGTTTGCGATCCACTGCATCTTTAAAACCAAACTTCTCAAGTGTTTGGGTAATGTCTTGATCAAAATGCTTTAGCAATTCGCTAACAGCAAATCCCTGATCAAGCTCAAAACTGTAGAATACGCCTTTCTCTTTATCTAGCTTCCATGAGCCATGAGTACCCCATCTAATTTCACCAGATCCATTAGATTTAGGTTCTCCAAGAAGTTCTAATCCTACAGCTTCAGCTATAGATGCCCAATCCTGATGATCCATTCCTAGAAAGGAATTTCATCAGAGCTGAGTTCTTTTTTCGGTTCTGCTGGTTTTTCAGCAGCATCTTCTTTGAAATAAGCAGGCACAACAAAACCATCTTTTCTAGGTTTGTAGCCTTCTAAATTAAAGGTGTGAGAAGCACTATCGTAGCCACTCTTAGTCTTAAAGGTTTCAGAACCCTTGTATGAAAATACTGGTAGCTCTGGTAGCTTATCTCTGTAGTCACGAATTTGACCATACATTTGTTTGAAAGCTCTTACCTGATGCCCTGCATGAGTTTCCCATAGCACAGGTGTGTCTACACCATGCACCATAACCCAACAGCTAATAGCATCGCTCCAGCCTTCTTTGTATAGCTTCTGACCAAAAGTATCAGCCCACTCAAACTCATAACCGCCTGAGTATCTACCTATACCAGTTTTCATGGTTTCTGTGTCTAGTTGTATATAGGACATATCAACAGCATCCTCTCCAACCATCCACATTTCATCTTTAATGATGTACTTTAAAAATACCAGAGAACTACCGCCCTCAGAGGTACTTTCATTACTAAAAAAATCATCAGTCATGTTTAGCTCCTTAACTAATTAATTAATGATATGTCTTGTCTGGTGACAAGTTGTACTCACGCTCAAGCCAATCAAGATTGTTTGCCTTGAACTCTTGATAACTGCCAGCACCAGTGATGCCAAACAGTTCGCAAGCCAGTAAATAACGCTGATATCTCTCCTCACAAAAAATTTCAAATTCTTGATCTTCATACATATACATACTGTAATATTACATCAAGATCATTTAGAAAGTGATCAAAAGTACCCAACATGATACTTTGATTTCTTTTTGCTCTATCTGGATTCCTGAACTCTTGTCCAATAATAATCCATGCAGGCGTTATAAATTTAATCGGTTGTCTATTGTATTTGTAGAGAAGCAAAGGCACATGGTCGTCACCAGCAGCTTCACATACTTGCTTCCACCACTTTTCTCTAGGGAAGTGACTATCTCCTTGATAATGTTTGCACTCAATCGCAAAACCGCACCAGTAAATGTCAGCTTCATTCTTTTGCTGATACTGCGTTAGGTTTCTTTGTGCAATAACATCCATCTCTTTTGCTTTTGCATATTTGTTAAGCTCTTTGCAAATTAATCGCTCAAATGCAGCACCTTTGTTTCTGCTGTTTACCATAATGTAGACTCTCCTTCAGTAAACATCATTACCAATCTGTCATCATCATGCGGTGAGGTTGTATAACTCTCAGTTCCATCTTCATTAATTCTTTTAACAGAATCATCGTTATAGGTAACTGACATCATAGAGCCATCAGGAGTTGCTTCAGCATAGATGCTTTTAACACCCTTACGCCACTTCTCAACTCTTATCTTGAGTCTTTGTCTTGCTACTTCGTCTGTGTACTCACTCATAGCTTGTCCTCAGTCCAAAGGTAAACAATAACTGGAAATGCAAAAGCTATCGCTAATAACCCATATTTGCTTATTTCTACAAACAACTCACTCATTTCCCAAGTTCCTCATTGCAAATACCTAGCTTGATGAAATGCCCTGCAACTTCACCAATAGACTTCTTACGATTCTTAACTTTGTATTGCCACAATAGATCATGCACATCTGGTTCAATCCAGACTGCCCTTAGATCCTTGTTGTCAACTTGTTTATCTTGATTTTCTTTTGATACTTTCATAAAACTCTCCACTGAGAAGTATATAATAAATCTGGGTAGCGGCAAAACTCTCCATATTTAGCTCCATTCAGTCTGCTACCCACCTTTCTTAAATCTAATTGTTTTCTTTCTAACACTGTATGCTTCTTTAGCAGGCACTACCTTTTCTGGTTGAGCCTTGTAATTGATGCAACCCCAATCTAAGACTACATCACCGCAAATAGCTTTCTCATGATTACCCATCTCCATCATTAGCGTAGTCATGAGTTCATCCTTCGCTTTTGTTGAGAGCTTGATGTTTTCATCTAGGTTCTCTATCTGGGCAATCACATTCAAATACTTTTGATCTAATACAGCTATCTCCTCTGCTACTGGTTCTTGGTGCATGAGCCAAGCATCGTTGCTGTTCTCTGGATCAAAGTAAGTTTCTGTTTGCACTCTGTGTTGCCAATCTTCAGCCAGCTCTCTCAGCTCTTCTGCAAAAGCTGGATCTCTTTCATAGAAGTAGTACCTAAGCTCATTAGTGATGTGGTGAAAGACTAACAAGATACCCCATTTAGCTTCTACACATTCCACTTGCGTTTTGAGCTGCAACCAACCACGCCACTCTTCAGGTTCTTCACCTTTGGGATAATCTTTGGTTAGCTTGCATTCAATCACACCCATCCCATCTAGCGTTATCTCTTCTCTATCTGGTATATAAATGCCTTTGCTATGATCTGGGGTAAAAGTAAGATCTTTAGCTACAGCAGTTCCATCAAGAGAACATTCCACTGGATAGAATGGATGCTTAAATCCTTTCCCAAATTCTAGGACTATCTCTGCTAGTCCAATTCTTTCGCAGGCAAACTTAATAATGTGTTCTTCAAACCAGTTGCCTAGTTCCATAGCAAAGTTAGTAGGAATAGAAATATCCTTGCCATGCTTCGCTTGTATGTGTTCGTTTAATTGACCATTCTTGGTCTTATAAGGACTGATGCCCTTAGCAGCAGCAGCAGTGCTACCGCTAAGAACCCAATCAGTTGTGAGCTTACCTTCTGCCATTATTTCTGCACCATAAAGAATACAGTTCCAATGAATAACAAGAAAGTAAGCACTGCTACAAATTGATCATCCATCATCCTTTTATCCTGTATTGATGTGGCACATATCTCCAAGCAAGATAATGTCTGCGTTTAATTTTGTATGCTTGGTACAGCTTTTGTGCAACCAAAGTTGCAATTATTCCTAAAGTAAAATTAACCATGTCAAACCCCCTTGTTTAATTTATGGTTAGTTAAGTGGATCTTTCTGATAGCTTTCATGTAATCAATCTCAGCTTCCAGAGATGCCCACAGTTCATCTTTGACTTGCTGCTTTTCAGCACTAGGCAAATCGCTAATGATCATGAGTTCTGATTTCTTAGGCACATACCATTGATGGTTGTATGCCTTGTACTTAGGACTAGGATTGTCACTGGGCAAGTTCTCACCCTTCCAATCCCATTGCACTACACCTTTGCTAGAGGTGAAATATAGCTCGTGGTTAGATGTGTTCATGCTATCTCCTTATATAACTTCTTCTTAATAGACATAACTCTCTTATGTTCATTTTTTAAATCAACCTTATCTTGACCATTGACATAATCTAGATTGCTAAGTGTTGCTGACTCAGCATACTCTAACCAGTAGGCTAAAGTATCTGCTTGTTTAGGTGTCAATTTAATCTTTATCACGATGCTCTCCTTAACAATAGCTCTTCAATCTCTGCTTTAGAAGCAGTGACCTTGTACACATTGTCAATGGTGTAGACCAAAGTACCTTCGTAGCTATTGATAATACCTCTGATGCTTTCTGTAGGGATGGTGACATAGCCACCACCCCACTTGAGTAATCTGATTGATTTCATTAGGCACATTCCTTAACTTGATTAAGCAACTTAACTTTAGTTGGTCTTTTGTAATAATAAAAAGTTCCATCAAAGTTATCTGGTTTCTCAAGTTTTGCATCGAACATTACATTGTCGCCAATGTCTACTCCCTG